CTCTACCCGCAGCTTGATCTCCGTAATCAGAACCACGATACCCAGGACGTTTACCGTTTGCTGGTTTGTTTACTAGTTGTTTATATTGTTGTGCGTTTGTTATGGCCATTGGTCTATTCTATTTTGTTTCTCCAAAAATATCAAGGCTTGGCATAAGAACTTTTATATCTCTTCGAATGTCTTCCTCAGGTATACCTTTAGATTTCCATTCATTATCGTCCTTATATTCCTCACCTGTTTTAAGGTTAGTTATTTTTTCTATTATTTTTTCTGGTTTTATGACGTTCATTTTTCCTCCTATGTTCTGTCAAATTCTAATATTGATACTGTGCCTTCAAATATATCAGCTGTCGCTGCTTGTAATTGTAACTTGTCACTTTCTTCTAGTATGATTGTACCATTATTTAATGATCTAGAAGTTCCTGTATTTATAGTTTGTTCTGCAAACTGAAAAGCTCTTGATGCTGACGTATCGTAGACAAAACCTTTTAGCTCTACATTAGAACCTCCTACATTTGCAACTTGTATATTTTGTATGATAGCTCTAGACTCAGAGGGTACAGTATAAATATCTGTAGCGTTAGTTGTTGTTAAATCAAATTGTGCACTTCTATATCTGTTAGCCATTATTTACTCCCGGACTCGCTGTTGTAAACCATGTAAATCTTTGTTGCTCGTCTCTTAAATCTTGTTGAAATGTAGAATTTAATTTTTCAATTAATCCATCTAAATCTCTTACTAAAGAATCAGCATTATTCTGTTTATATTCTTTTCCGGGTCTTGTAAATACTACTGTTACTTTAGCCATTATCTACGTCCATCGGGTTGTGTATCTAATCTAAATGTACCTAGTTTCCAACTTTGACCAACAGCTGTATTTGCTACTTTTAAAGATATAGCTCGTGCTCTAGCACGTGTATCTATTTTATCAGTAGAAGATGTAATAGTAAACGGACCTAAAGGTGAACTTGCTTGAGAATTATTAGGATAGTTTCTAAGTTGTAATGTAACTTGTGTATTACCTGTTTGAGATAAAAAGTCAGGTATAAATCTTCTTATCTTCATAAGAAATTCACCATCTCCTTTAAATGTTGCAACACCTGTTTGTTGTCCTGTAGATGATCTTGCTTGTGTAATATCAAAATCTCCTGATTCAATATTAGAAGTAACTGCATTGATGCCGTTTGCTAAAGCTTCATCAGTTCCTTTTTCGTGCTCAAAGTATATTGTGCTTCCTTCAGTATTACCAACTACATCAAAACATGCATCATCGCTTGCATTAAAAAAAGTCGCATGAGGTAAACCAAACACAGAAGAATCTGTCCATGATCCACGGGCTAAGGTTCCTGTTGTCCAAACAGGTCTTTGTGGAGATGAGTCTTGATAATTATAAGTTACGCATCTATTAACAACAGTAGAACTTTCTGTGCAATAGAACCAAGTAATTTCTCCAAACAAATTATTTAAACCAACATTAATTAATTGGTTAGCTGTTGTATTTAAATCATTATAAACAAAGTCTTCTACTAAACATGTCATCGTCTCTAGACTACCTGAGTATCTAAAGAAACCGTTTTCCGATAACCAGTAGGCAGCACCATCTACTTCTAATGCAGCATTCTGTCCAATCAATCCACAGTTAGTTCCAACTTGTTGAAAACCAAAAGTAAGTGGTTGACCAATAAATCTCATAGTAAACAAAGATGTATCTGTCCAAATATAAGTTGCATCTCTACCTCTAACCGCACCTACAATTTTTGATCCGTCTGCAAGTCTTTGTGTACCTGCTGTGTTAACTGCTGTTGGTTGATAAGTATTAATATCTTCTTGATCTGAAAATCTAATAAACATTTCATCTTGAGTTGTTGGATCACCAATAGTTTCTTCTGTTCCAAAAAATACTAAGTGACGATCGGGAGTAGATACTAACATATCACGTGATGCTGTTGGTGCACCCGATATAATAGTTGCTCTAGTTGTTACAGCATTTGCTGCGTTTGAATCCCATTCAAATACTTGTGCATTATGAATTAAGGAAATTACTTTATCTCCAAAGTTATCAATAGACCATAAACCAGGATCAACAACTAAGTCACCAGATGCAGCTTCTCCCCATGCAACATAATCTGAACTATTAAGTATAGTTGCACCATCTGAATGTGTTGCAGCTGTTGTATTTCTAACAGCTCTTGTAACACCTGTTAAAGTATTTGTTGATATACCTGTGTATGAAATTTCTTCTGAACCTATTTGAATAAAGTTTGTACCTGAGCTTGGAAACTGAGATGCATCGGTTAATACAATAGTTGTAGTTGAAGAATTAATACCACCGTTTAAAGTTGTAGTTGCTTCACCTGTTACAGTTCCACCCCAAGAAGCTAGTCCCCAACCAAAACCAGGTAATTGTTCTGCAGGTCCTACTGGATAATAATGTTGAACTCTAATACCTCCAGATGTTGTAGCACCTGATCCAGTTTCATTAGAGGGCATTGTAATAGTTAGAGTTGTTCCTGTTGGAACAGATGTTACCATAAATTTTTTATCATCAAAATCTGATGCTGAAAAATTAGAATTAGTTATTGCTGTAAAATTATCTAAAAGAATAATATCGTTTTCTTGAATATTATGATCCGTGCTAAATGTTATTGTAACTGTTGCAGAACCATTCGTTGTACTAAATGCATTTGATAATGTTGTTGTAGTTTTGATAGGATGAATGTCATAAAATACACCACCAGTATATGCATATAAAATTCTATTTGTTCCTATGATTGCAAATTTGTTACCAGACTTGTTAACTAAATGATGTAAAGCTCTTGCAGCTCCTGTTAATTTTGATTCACCTAATTGTGACCAACCACCTATTTTTTCAGGTGTACCATATCTAAATCTTACATTATCACCACCGACCCATTGTCCTTCGGCAGTAGTTTCTGTAACTTGTTTGTTAAATCCCGGTGCAAATCCTATTTTTTGTAACATATAAAAACCTGTTTATTATGGTTTATATTAGATTACAGGCAAATTCAACCTGCAAATCGTAAAGTGCTATTTAGGAAATTTTGCTTTAACTGCTGCTTGGTCCGTTTTCCAACTATCAATACCATCGTCATGTATTTTTTCTAGCTGAGATTCCCAAGTACCATAAGCTTTTCTTCTTAAATCTAATACTACTCTAGCAACAACAGCGTCATTAATTGTTAGACCCCATTCTTGACAATAAGTAAAATCAAATCCAGAAGGTACTGTACTTAGTAATTCTAAACCATCCTGTGCATCTTTAGACAATAACAAAAAAGCATCACAACTTGGTGTTTGTGCTATAATTGTAACATCTCTTGTAATTGGGTTTTCCATAGTTCCAAAGAACGTTTCATGACCACTTGCTTCTAATTTATATAACTTCATCTTCTACTCCTATAAGTTTTATCTTATCATTTGGATTAATATTTCCAACTAAAATCTTTGTTTCTTTTGGAACTAAACCTATATCCTTTAATGCGTTCCATGTATAGGGATTACTCATAGCATTTTTTAATTTAGCTGGAGAAGGTCTACCATTTGCTATCATTTCAGCTTGTATTTCTCTACCAATATTAACAGTAAATTCATTAGCTTGATTAGCTTCCCACATCTCTTCATCAGAATAACCAGGTATTCTTGTAGGTTCTGCAATAACATATAGCTCTTCTAGTAGTTTCTCTAGTATTGTAATTTCTTTTCTATTAAGTTCAAACGCTTCTTTTTCCGTTGCTTGATGACTTTTAGCTTCTAGTATCTCAGCTTTAAGTTCTAGTATCTCATGTTCTAAACCATTACCACCATTCTCTAAATGTTTTAATTTAGCAATTTTAGCTTGCTTTTTTAAAAGACCTACTTCTTCAAGAGCCGCTGCTCTAATTCTTCCTTCTAAAAATCCTTGTAAAGTTTTTATCTTTTCCCAAGGTGTATCTCCTATTACTTGATACCTATAATTAAATTCACTATTAAACTTTGACGCCATGTTATTTTTCTCCTTTATTGTTGTTATTAATTTTATGCACTTAATGAATACCCACAAGCAGAAGGCATAACTCTAGCTGTTCCTACTCCAGTTGTGTCACTTGCTACAACACCTTGATTTGATACTTTGTTAGTCATATTTTGATTAGTTGAACCAGATAAACCATAACCAAATAAACCTAAATCTCCCCCATAATTAGTTCCAGCTACGTTATTTCTAGCTGTACCTACACCACTTACGTCTGAGGAAACTACTCCAGTATTACTAACTAAATTACTTATATTTGTGTCACCAGTACCATATGCAAAAATTGCTTTATCTCCACCATAAGAAGTTCCTCCAAGTCCAGTTCTAGCAGTACCAACACCAGATGTATCACTCGCAATAACACCAGAACTTGAAATTTTATTTGAAATATTTGTATTACTACCAGTATCACCATAAGCCATAATTGCTAAACCAACTCCATATCTAGCACCTTCAGGATTATTTCTAGCAGTACCAGCACCAGAACTATCACTAGCTACAACTCCACTATTAGATATAAAGTTTACTATAGTTGAATTACCTGAAGCACTTGAACCATATGCAAAAATTGCTTGACCAGTTGTACCAAACCCAGCCGCACCAGGATTTAGTCTAGCAGTACCAACAGCACTTGTGTCTGATGCTACAACTCCTTGATTAGAAATTAAATTACTAACACCAGTTTTATTAGCACCAGTTAAAGCTCCACCAAATGCCATAATACCTTTATCACTGCCATAACTAGCTCCGCAAAAATAAGTTCTAGCAGTTCCAACACCAGTAACATCATTTCCAACAGTACCATTAGAGCTAACTAAATTACTTACGTTTGTTTCACTACCTGCATTAACAAATCCAAAAGCAAATATTGCTTTTTGTGTAGGGGGTGCAACAGGTGCATCAGTTACCACATCATCTGAGATTGGAGTCCAACCTTTAGATGCTCCTGAATAAACAATGTTAACAGTAACCCCTGATGTATCATACTCTACAATATAAGTATCATCTTGACCTTGAAAATTTAAACCATTTGAATCTATAAACACTGAATAGGTTCCCCATGTTCTTGCATAGTCAACCAATACTATTTGATCTCCTGCTTCTGCTGAACCAGGTAATGTTACTGTGCAAATATTAGAAGTCGTATCTATAAAATAACCATTGCCTGCTTCGACACTTAGAGTTGTTCCTGTTGTAACTGTAGATTGAAAGTTAATTCCAGCTGCCGTAGCTGCAATAACTCCCGATGATCTAAATACATTACTTGTTACTATTCCACTCATAATTTTTTCCTATAATCTTTTATCATACTATGCACTGTTTGAATACCCAGCCATATCGCCTTTTGCTCTTGCATCACCAACGGCACTTGTATCACTAGCTACGGTTCCAGTATTTGAAATTAAATTAGTTACTCCTAAAGCACTACCATTATAACCAAATCCAGCTATACCTTTATCTCCGCCATATGAACTAGCTGAACCGTCCATTCTACCAGTTCCAGCAGCTGAACCATTTGACGCTACTACTCCAGTATTTGAAACTCTGTTAGTATAATTTGAATACCCCAATCCTTCTCCATTACCATAAATAAACATTCCTAAACCATCACCATATTCTGCAAAAGATCGAGAAAAACCAGCTGTACCTACACCAGATGTATCAGTAGCTACAACTCCAGAGCTAGAAACTTTATTAGTTATCGCTGTTCTATTACCATTACTTGCTATTTGACCAAAACCAAATATTCCTAAACCAACTCCATATCTTCCACCCGCTACGTAGTATCTTACGGTGCCAACGCCTGTTGTATCGCTTGCGACTACACCAGAACTACTTACTAAATTACTTACACTAGTACCAGCATTTCCTGAAGTAATATAACCAAAAGCCATAACTGCTTGACCAGACGTACCATATTCAGTTGCAGCACCACCACTTCTAGCAGTACCAGCACCACTAGCATCACTAGCTACAACACCAACATTTGAAACTAAATTTCTTGTGTTGTTATTAGTGCTGCCTGCACTACTTCCGTTATCTCCAAAAGCATAGACAGCTTTATCAAAACCATAAGTAGCAGCCATCATCATTAATTTTGCTGTTGCTACTGCAGATGTATCACTAGCTACAACTCCTGAACTTGATATTAAATTTGATACACCAGTAGCAGTTGCTCCGTTATCATCTGAACCAAAAATCATAATAGCTTTTTGAGTAGTTGGTGCAACTGGTGCATCGGCCACTGTATCATCGTTTTGTGGAATCCAACCTTTAGTTGCTCCTGAATATACAATGTCTAAAGTTTCACCTGATGTTTCATATTCTACAGTGTAACTATCGGCTTGACCTTGATAGTTTAATCCATTTGAATCTATTATAATTTTGTTTGTTCCCCATGTTCTAGCATAGTCCATAAATACAATTTGATCTCCTGTTTCTGCTGCACTTGGAAGTGTGATTGTACAAGTATTAGAAGTTGTGTTTATAAAATAACCTTTACCTGCCTCAGCTGAAAGAGTTGATCCTGTTATAACCGCAGAGTCCCAATTAAGACCACCTGCTGCTACAGCTATGGTTCCTGAACTTCTTACCGTGTTGTTTTGTACTATTCCACTCATAATTTTTTCCTATAAAATTTTATCATACTATGCACTATATGAATACCCTAATCCAGCAAGACCACTTCTTGCAGTTCCTACACCTGAAGTATCAGAAGCCACTGTACCTACGTTGTTAATTTTATTAGATACATTGGATGCAGAAGAAGTAACTGATCCAAAAGCAAATATTGCTTTGTCTCCTCCATAAGCTGACATAGCCCCATACACTCTTGCTGTTCCTACAGCAGATACATCACTTCCTACAACACCTGTGTTAGTACATAAATTTGATATTGCTGTTATACCACCACTAGTTTCTCCAAAAGCAAAAATAGCTTGACCAGTTGATCCGTACATAGCCGCACCTCTACCTGGACACCCAGACCCAGCAGAAGTAGTATCACTTGCAACTACCCCCTCACTTGAAACTAAATTAAGCACTCTAGAATATTCATTAGAATAACCATAACCAAATATTGCTTGACCAGTTAAACCAAAACCAGTTCCACATGCATTTCTTCTAGCAGTTCCAACACCAGTAACATCATTTCCTACAACTCCTTGATTAGAAACTAAATTTGTTAAACTAACATTTGCATTAGTGTAACCATAACCAAAAATTGCTTTATCTAAACCATATTTTGTTGCGGCTGGGTTATTTCTATTAGTACCCACACCTGTAGTGTTAGCTGCTACAACACCTTCATTAGAAACTAAATTTGTTACATCAGCAGCATTTGTATAAGTTATGATACCTTTATCTCCACCATATTCAGCTCCTTGAGTATACTCTCTGGCAGTTCCAGTAATCGATGTGTTAGATGCTACTGTTCCTGAACTATTTACTAAATTTGAAATTAATACATCATTACTTGCATCATTACCGTAAGCAAAAATTGCTCTTTGAGTTGGAGGTTCAACAGGAACATCGGCTACTTCATCATCATCTTGTGGAATCCAACCTTTAGTTGCGTCTGAATAAATTATATTTAAAACTTCACCGCTGGTGCTATATTCTAAAGTAAAAGTATCTGGTGAGCCTTGATAGTTTAACCCATTTGAATCTAGTGTAATTTTGTTTGTTCCCCATGTTCTTGCGTAGTCTACAAGTATTATTTGATCTCCTTTAGAAGGTGAACTAGGTAATGTAATTGTACAAGTAGTTGAAGTAGTATCAATCCAATAACCTCTATTAGCTTCGACAGTTTCAGCAGTTGTATTTGCTGTTCCACCCATTCCTGAATGAGCAGTACAATAATAATAAAGAACAGGTGCACCAGAAGCTACTACTATTTGAGTATATGCACCAGAACTTCCTGGTGTTCCAGAAGTTGTAACTCCAGTAGTATATTCAGAACCACCACCGTGTGAACCACCACTTGTTGTAGAAAATCTTAAAGGGTGAGATGAATTAGAACTATCTGATTGATCAAACTTATATGTAAATCCCTCTAAAAGATTTAAAGTTTGTTGTTGAACTCCATCTATAAAATATTTATTACCACTAACATTCTGTACTGTTACTGTAAAAGTTGTCAGTGCTGTAAAAATTGTAGAATTCCAATTAAGACCACCTGCTGCAGCGGCTACAACTCCAGACGCTCTGAATATATTATTGGCGACTGGTCCGCTCATGATAAACCTATAATGTTTGGTCTAGATAACTGATAACACAATCAACGTCTCCAGAACTTGCTAGTTTCACTGAAAGAACATCTGCTGCTTCTAGAACTAATCTAGTTGTGTGTTCAAAAGTTGCATTTGCTCCTAGTGCTTGATCTGAGTAAATTTCATAGTCACTGCCACCTGCATCATCTCTGATATACATATCAAAAGTTTCAGCTGCTCCTGCAGTTTCACATAATGATAAATTAAGTATTGTGTACGTGTGTCCACTTGCTACAGTTAATACATCGTTTTCAGCATTGGTAATTCCTGCTACCATTTTTACTTTCATTAACTCACTTGCCATATTTCTTATCTCCTAAATTAAAATCCTAGTACCATTGATTTACCAGTGCTACTAATAGTTGGGTTCATACTTGATTGCAGTTGTATCACACCTGTACCCTTAGCTGCAAGAGTTATTCCTACATTGGTTTCGCCAGATGCTGTAATTGTTGGTGCTCCACCTGTGGCTGCATTAGCTAGTGTGACTTCGTTAACTGCTGAACTTGTAGCTGTTAAAACCACTAATTCGTTGCCATTAGTGTCTAAAATATTTGTACCAATTTTAGGACTAGTTAAAGTTTTATTTGTTAAAGTTTGTGTTCCTGTAAGTGTTACATCTCCATCTTCTCCTAGAGGAATTTCAATAACACCTGTATTAGTTGCAACACCATCAAGATAAACAACTTTATATCCTTTGTCTGTTGCTGAAAAAGTAACTGTTGCACCTGAACCAGAAGCTGCTTTTAACTGAACTGTGTATGCACCTGATGTGCTGTTTTTAATAAAATAAAAAGTTTCTGTAAGAAGAGGAAATGTTACAACTTTATTTCCTGTAATTGCTTCTGGTGATACTGCACCAAGAATAATAACTCTGTTTTGAGCAGCACCTGTTAAGGCACCATCATCTACATCTAGTGCTGTAGTGTTGGCTCCAGTACCTGCTGTATTTAAAGTTTGAATTTTAAATCCACCTAACAGTTGTTCTGCAAGGTTTAAGTTAGCGTTAGTTTTTGTTCCCCATGTACCAGCGTTTTCGCCAGTAGCCATTAATTCTAAACCTAGATTTGTGTAACTTGATGCCATAAATTTTATCTCCTATGCAGCGTCACTATAACTTGTATTTGATCCCGTTGCAACATCAGAATAATTACTATTTGATCCTGTTGAAAACGCACTATAAGACGTATTTGAACCAGTGTCAACATCTTGATAATGAATGATAAAGGGTTCTCCAACAGTTGCTGTCATTGTAAGTGTTGGTAATCCAATTATTTGATCTTTAGGATCAATACTACCAATAGCAGAACTAAAGGATACTCCAGTTAAACCCATTATTTGATCAGGAATATCAACAAGAGTTCCTTGTTGAGAAGATATTGATATACCAGTTGTTGGTACAACTACTGATCCTGTTCCTTCAACAAAACCTACAGCAGATGTGATTGATAGTCCAGTTGGTGCTACTGCATCATTTGGAACAACCACGGATCCTTGTTGTGATGTAACTGTAAATGTTGGTAAAAGAATTTCAACAGCATTAACTGCAACAGGAGTATTTAAAGTTGAAGTAATTGATTGACCTGTAACAGATATATATTCGTTAGATGCAAATGCTGTTCCTTGTTGTGATGTAACTGTGAGTGTAGGTAATCCAACAGCTTGATCTTTTGGATCAATAACTCCGATTGCAGCTGTAATAGAAAGACCTGTAATACTTACTGAAGCATCAATAACAGGAAGTGCATATCCTTGAATATCATTAATGGTAAAACCATTTGGTTCAACTGTTACATCTATAACATTTGAAATTGTTCCTAAAGTAGAATTAAATGAAACACCTGAAAGAGTTACAGTTGCATTTGCTGCAACTGTTACAGAACCTACGCTTGAAGTAATTGATAATCCAGTTGGTTGAACAACCGCATCTGAAAGTTGGCCCCATTCATCTTCACCCCAAGATTTTGCTCCCCAACCTTGTTTTAAAGTTGTGGCTTCGTTCCAATTAGCCTGTCCCCAGGTTA